AAAAAGCAAGATTAAATCAATCAATATAAGTGAAAAGCAAACTGTGTATCACTTGGATAATATGATTGGTGTAATTTGCGTTTCTCATAAGATAAAGCTTTTGAAAAAGAAACTTAAAAAAGAAGCTTTTAAAGAGATAGATAATTTAGAATATGTACGAGAAGATAGCAATGAGTAAATCACTGCAACTACTAAAAGAACTACTAGAAGAAGATAAGCTTGACATTAAAGAAGTGATGGAAGTCTTAGGATATGAGATTGTTGGGCTTGAAGAAACTGATGTTTTTTGCGATGAAGGTTCACTCGGCTATAATGAAGTTATTACAATTCGGAAGGAGTACAGATGAAAGTATTCGTTGGAGACACATCGAACTTTCGAAAAGGCGATTGTATTAGCTTTGGAAGTGTTAAACATACATATCTCATCAGAGGCATGAATTATGATACTTTAAAAGTTGAACGTGACGAATTTGTAAAGTTATTAACTAAAAGAAGATTTAAAAGGAAACATAAATGAGACAATATAGATTAAAATTCAACAAAAAGAATAACCTATGGTATTTTGAAACAAGGATTCTTTGGTTTAAATGGAAGTGTTTAGCTTTTGACGCGAATATGGGAATATGTAGGGTTAAAGCTCAAGCCACTTTATATATTCAAGCAAAAGTTGTTGAAACGTCAAGATAATTGTAATCTATTCACGTTGGGGAGTTTTTAAGCTCCCATTTTTCTTCTCGACAATATCTCATCTAAAAACTGCATAAACTCCATATAGAGAAACTGGATTGTATAACTTCTTGTCTCATCACATTTAAATCCATAGTAATCCATCCACTCAGTAACAGCATGACTTATTTCGTGTACTATTATTGCTTTTAAAATGTAGACATCTTCACGTTCTTTAACTCCTATTGCGACAGTGAAACTTCCATTACTTTTTATTAGCGGTTGCGTGACACCTGAGTTTTCAAGCTTGATATCTAGTGAGTGTTCTTTCTTTATATGCTTTCTGTATGCTTTTTTACCATAGCAAAAAGTTATCTTTGTTTGAGTTAATTGTAGTTCTGAGGTTATTGTGTTTTTCATTATGCTTTTTGACTTCCTTGTCCAATCTTCTCAGCTATATCTTTAGCTATGTTGTCTTTTATTTCTTCATCTTCTATCTCGTTGGCTTCTTTTATCTTTTGCCCTGCATCTACTTCTTTTGATCTTAGATTTAATTCCGCTGTTTGAAGTTTGATTTGCTCCATTTCTATTTGAAAGACCTGCTCTTGCTGTTTCATTTGCATATCAAGTTGTTTTATCTGCATATCAGATTGAGCTTTAATCTCTTCTGGACTTGGAGGTGGAGCTTCTTGTTGTGGAGTATTTTTAGCAATTTCTTTTTGTTCTTCTGGAGTCAATAGATTTTGAGGTAACATTTTTTTGAGTCTGCTTGCAATTTCTTCGCTGTTATTAAAGTCCATGTTTTCAGCTACTAAGTCTGCTGCAACTTGTCCAGCTTGTGGAACTGCTTGCATGAATTGTAACATACTGTCGGCAGTTTCTATTCGTTTTGTTGCATAACTTGAACCTGTTGTAACAGTAACATCATGTTTCCCCATTGCTAAATCATTTATCACTACCTCTTTGCCTGTTTCTTCATCTGTGATAACTTTATTTATTTCAACAAAGTCACCGCTTCCATCAGGGTTTTTAATTCTAAGTATTCTTTCAGTATCATAGACTTTAGGAATCATCTCAACTAAAAGTATTCCAATTCTTCGCATTGCATTTGCTAGATTGTCAACAAATTCAAATGTTCCTGTGTCTGCTTCGCCTTGTCTCGCTAAAATTGCTCTACCGCTTGACTCATTCCCAGCTTTTCCTATCGAGGCATCATATATCCCTATTGTTGATTGGATTGAAGCTTGCATATTTTGAGCCATGTTCATTTCAGCAATTGGCATCATTGGTGGTGCTTCTCTTGTAGGTCTTTGTGATCCTTTTTTGTATCTTAACACCGCCCAATTTTTAGTATTTGCTGTTTTCCATTCAGTTTCATATCCTTCAATCGCGCTTTTGGTGCAAGGGAGATTCTTTCTGTTGCTGAACTTTGCCAATAATTTAACATTCTTTGAGGATCTTTAGCGTTTGTGATTAAGCCTTGATAAAATCTCTTACCCTCTATATTTACTTCACGACCTAAAACTGGAACTATTGGAATTGTTGATGTTGGAAACTCTCTGTCTGTCTCAAGGATTGAGTTTGCCGTTATTTTAGACCATATTACCTTATAAGTGTCAATTGTTCTTTCTCGCTCAACTGTGATGTCTTTTTCGGCTAGTTCATCAAGTACATCTTCCACTTCATCTTTAAAAACAGTTTCACCACTTGATAAAAGCAAAAGTGTTCTTTTTGCTGGTTCTCTTCTGAAGTATTCAGTAACTGTGATTGTCTTGCTGTCTCCCCACCAAGGATTGTCAATGTTATTGTCGGTTAAATCTCCTGTTATTTTATCTGGGTATCGTTTAGCAAACTCTTCTTTTGTTATTCTCTCTGAAACAAAACAATAATTGGCATCACTATAATCGGATTCCGTTGCATCAGGGTCCATTAGAACTGACCATCTATTTGAGACCGCTTTTATCTTAACATCTAAATCAAAGCTTTCTTGTCGTGAGTATTCTGTTAATACTCTCAACCATCCAATTCCACCAAGAGCATGACGAAATGCTGTTTTGTATTGAGCTGGTGCATTTGATATTGATTGAATATTCCTAACCACTCCTTCTAGCACTTTTGAAAGTTTTAAATCTTCTCCACCAACTGTCTGAATGTCTAGGTCACTTCCGTTTGAGTCTGTTGGAGATATTTTAATCTCTTGAACTTGTTTTTTCTGCGCTCCTGCAACTCTTGACACATACTGTTGGAGTTGATTTATCACAAGGGATGGTCTGTCTTCTTGCTCCCTTGTTTTTAAAGATTGTTCATCCCATTGATTGCCGGATATAAATAATTCATCATCTTTAGCACTGCTGAAAGTATCTTGCCACCCTTTTTGTGCAATCTCAACTCTTTTTTTTGCTTGGTCTAGAATTGATTTTTCGTCATTCCCTTCTCTGGTTTGTATTGGCTTTATTGAGATTGATTCTATTTTCATTTTGATTTCCTCATAGCTGTGTTCTTAAAGTTTTATTACGTAAGTATACCATATTATCCACCCATCCATCCTCTACCACTTGAAGACATATTGTGGTTTATAATTGCTTTCGGTCTAATCTTAGAAAAGAAATGTAAAGCAACCGAATCGCTTTTATCTGGAGAGCGACCTAGTTCCTCTTTAATCTCAGCTTTTTTCATTATTAGTATTTTGCCATTATTCTCAGAATAAGTATATGTTATCACTTGAAGTTCCTCTGCTAACTCTTCATCGTGAGGTATTCTTCCACCTTTTCTCATGAACTCTCTAAGGTTAAAATACATTTCTGCTCGTTTATTATAGTAAATGTCTATCTCGTCTGCTTTCATTGAAACGTTAGCATCTATTGATTTATAGCCTTTTTCTTTAAGCCTGTCCATTACCCCAGCACCCACACCGATTGTATCAATAAACACTGCATCAGGATTAATTGTTTCTTTTTCAATATCATTTGCTATTATATTTGCATATTCCATGGTGTTTATTCCTGACCATGATTTCAAGTCATATATATCATAGCCTCTTTTTTTAGTTCTCACACTATCATCTGTTCCAAATCTTGCAACATCACAAGCATAGGTAAATGCCCCCGTTCTATCAACATCTTCTGGAGTTCGACTCATTGCGTCCCATATTTCATCTGCTGTGAATAATGCATCTGTGTTAGTTTTAGGAAATTCTCCTAGCACCCTTACTCTATAAGCATCACTATCTTCGCCATACTTTTCTTTTTTTCGTTCTATGCTATCTTTAGAAACATTTTCGCTTTCTTCCGCATTAAAAGTGTGCGTTCTCCATTGGTTTTTATTTTTATTATGAGTGTTAAAAAATTCTCCAACCGTTCTTGTTGGATTTGCCATATATATTCTAAGATATTCTTCTCCGGTCAATGATCCTTCAATTACTTCAAACACTTCATCAGAAACACCACTTGCTTCATCAACAATCCAAAGTAGAAAAGTAGCGTGAAAACCTTGAAGTCCTTCACTCTCTCCTTTTCTTGCTGTTCTTGGTATTCCAAAATTATCATTTGTGAAAGTTATTCTATCAGATAGAACTTCAACTGACTCTTTTAGTTCAGTTGGTAAATTCTTCTGCCATTTTTTAACTTCTGGAAGCAATAGCCTTGTGAGTTGTGCGGAGGTTGGAGCAGTTATGTCTCTGTGACCATTGTCTATGTCTTGTAAAACTAATCTTTGTTGATTTGATATTCCGAAGGTTGGGCGTATTGCTTCTTCAACAAAAACCTCAAGACTTCCAGCCCATCTTCTTAGGGCTTGCTCAACTTCTTTCGTCATGGAGTGTCTTTACAAAATTGGTTAGATTTAATTCGCCTTCCATTTTTAGCTTATCATTAAATAGTCCAAAGTGTCTGCCAAGTAGTTCAAGTGATTTTGTTTTATCTTGAGCTTTAAACACTGGAACGTCTATATATTCCCCATCCCCTATGTGCAGCGACTTATACCCGTATGAAGAAAGAGCCGACTTTTGATCGTCTGTTAATTCACTTAGTTTTTTTACATCTCCGCTATCGTGATAAAAATCTGACTCTTGAATAAATGCAGTTTTTGCTAATTCTTTAACAACCATGTCTCCTGTTATTTCAGTTCTCTTCCCTCTAGCTTGCATAAGTTCAGTTATTTTTTCTTGCATATATAGTTTTGCTAAGTTTTGACAACCTATATCTTTTGCTGTCTTCTCACTGTATCCTGCTCTTATTGCTGCTTGTGTTGCGTTGAGATCAATTATGTATTCTTTACAGAATATTTCTTGTTTAGGT